GGCACTTTAAGTTCAACCATAGTGTGCTCGGACGGGTCCAGGCGCACATGTGGCAGATTGGTGCATGATGCTTGAGTCAAGCCTCGGGCAAAATTACCATTGACGTTGACCCATCCATACTGAAACGCCATCGCCAGTAGAAACTGGTGGAAGGGTGTGGCCGCTACCTGCAACCGGAAACAGGTGGTAAATCTGATACCATAAGCGCCTGACAATCTATTTGCCCACTGGGGGAACACTGATGTTAAAAAGGAATTATCAACATTCTGGGATGCTACAACATTTCTCCCGGCGGCTATCGTGCCACGGACAACTAAGCGCGGTCTCTGAAAATATACCTTAATATCTTGCAAGTCATTATTCACTCGCAAGTCAATGGGCGTGTAGGGATTCGCAATGGTTTCAACTCCCACACATGCCTCATTAGCAAACTGTGTAACTCCCGAAGGTTCAGCCTGCCCTGTCAAAGACAATGACCCATCCATGGTGCTACAAACCATTTCCTGCTCAACGTGATTCGTATCTTGTGTCTGTTCTTTTGAAGTGAGTCAAGATACTGGTGAAACCCGACTCGAAGTCCCACCAGGGGTCGCACCCTCTCTGGCATTTATACTGCGCCTGAGTAGTAATAGTAAAAACTAAGCAGTTTAATGACCAGCCCTGTCCACACCTGCTTTAATTTCGTGCGACTCGATTTGTACATACAAGTGTGCGTATTTGCATGGTCACAGAGAATACTTGGGCTCCAACTGAGAACAGGTGAAATCAAAGTAGTCTCTAGATGTTGAGATGTCCCTCATAGGAACATAATTCAAACGGGCAGCGATCTCTCTCAACAACTGAGATCCTTGCTCCCACAGACTCTCATCATGTAAACTCAACTCACACAGCGCTCCTTCAATATTTGAGCACATGACATCGCGCATGTACTTCTCGTCTCCCCTCTGGGCGTACAGGAGTGGTCCATACACAGACTCAAGCCTGATCGGGCCAACCTTCTTCCCATACTTCTCTGTGAACCGTCTTTGCAGGAAAGTTATATCTTCAAGAGACAAGTATGGCTGTAAGGCCTCACCTTTCCTTCCTGCTGTATACACCATGTTGAACTCATCTTTAAGCACCTTCGCCACTGAAACTTGGTTGAACTGGTCAATCACATCGTCAGAAGCATTCACCACATTGTCATCACCAAGTACGGCAACACGAACCTTGTCCCAAAAGTCCTCACGACCTGTGGTAACAATATAAGCGGCCACAATACATGCCATTGACACCATGGAATTGATGAATGATGTGAGGAAATGCCCACTAGGAAGAGAGCGTTGCCACTGAACT